GGCGAAGGCGCCAACCGCACCATAACCGTGGCGGGGCGTCTGCAAGACGAGCTCACCCCGAGAACCGTAACCGTGAAGCTCGCCGATGCCAGAACCAACAACAGGGTTTGGCAGACGCAGCCCGATCAGCAGCTGATGTACCACGGCGTTCGCGTTTGGGCGCGTCGGCACACGCCGGAGCTTATGCTTGGCGTTTATTCCCCCGAAGAATTTGACGAGAAGCCCAAGGGGCCACCAGTGCCCGCGCCCAACGTCATGCAGCACGCACACCCGTTTAATCCAGAAGTGCTCGGGCACGATCCAACAACGGGAGAAATCACCCAATCTGCCGTGGACGACGGAGATACACCCCCTTCGGCTCCAACAACGGCAGATGCCGCCCCGCCTGCCCTTAGCACAGGTGGGGCGGCTCAAATTTCGATTGAGGACATGGCGCGCAACGCCGCCGCGCGCGGCGAGGATGTTTTCCGCACTTTCTACCGCAATCGGAGCGGGCCGGAACAAGCACGGGTCAACGCCATTGGTGACGAGCTACGCGAAATTATGGATGCGGTACCAAAGCAGGAGTGAGTGTCATGCCGAACGTGCGACGGCCAGACCGCGTCAGTTTGAGTTTGGCCGACAAAGCAGCCCGCGCCATCCACGAGCTTTCGCAAGAGAACGATTGGCTGGTGTGGAGGCTAGAAACTCTGGAGCGCGAGAACCGAGAATTGAGGACGGCCAATGATGACCACCGTGTTCGTTCTCAGCGTGCTCGGACTGATGGCGTGTTTAGCCGGGTGGGTCTGGCTAAACCGCGAACCACGAAGACCTCGACGGGTACTAATGGAGAGCGACGATGACCGAGAGATTGGCTGACCTTGTGCTCGGCTTACAGCGGATGGCCGAGAATGTGCGGATGCGAGGCGACGACTTACGGCATCTCCAGCAGCAAGAAACCTATGACCACATTCAATGGCTCGATCATCAGCTGGCCATGGTGGAGAAAGTACGCGCCGTCTTCCTGGAAGAGAGGAAGAGGTTCATGCCGGTCGAGCGCGAGCGGGTTCACCAGCTACCGCATGACACGCCGGAGAAGATGCCGCGCGTCGTGCAGAAAGCGTCGGGATGACCGGTCTTCTGTACCCCGATATGCTCGCGAGAATTGGAGAGCTCAAGCGCGAAAACGAAGAGCTAAAATCCTTTATCGCGATGCTGGAAGCGTTGAAAGCCGAGCTTGAACGGAGTGAGGATAATGGACGAGCCGCTTTACCTGACCGACACTGAATTGGCTCGGCGCATTGGCTGTCCGCATAGTACACTGCGCGACGCACTATCAATGTTCGACCGCGACCCCCGCAGCGGCTTCCCAAAAAAACAACCATTGTTCGGGGGCCGGCGCTACTGGCCGGCTGTACGTGATTATTTCGACAAACTGAACGGAGTTCATAGAGGGCAACATGACAAAAACGGACAAGCGAAAGCCGCCGAAAGTAGATAGCGCACCGGGGCTGACGTGGCGGGAGTTGAAGACGGGATGGGAAGCGCGCTGGCAGGCGAGATCGGACATCGCCAAAAAAGGCTTCAAGCCGACAGTGCAGCGCATTTGGTTCGGCGATAATCCGACGCCGACAGAGTGCCTATGGATCGCGACGCGATGCCAGGCTCTACAGAGTGAAATGCTAGTGTGGTCGCGTGGCGGATTGCCGCCAGCACCTGAGAAAAAACCAACCTCGTTGACAGAACTAATCGAGGTGTACCGCGAGCACCGCCACAGCCCATATCTGAAACTGCGGCATCGCACCCGGCAAGTCTACAATAGCCGCCTTCGCATCATCGGGCGCGACCATGGCAATGAGTTGGTCTCCGACATCAAAGGGACCGACCTGATTGATTGGTATCAGACCTGGGTTGGCCCCAGAGTACAGTTGCCCCGCGCCTACTATCTGGTGGCGATGCTGCGTTCGCTGTTTGCTTTCGGCCACGGCATTCTGGAAGACGCGGAGTGTGCGCGCCTCTCGGCCGTTCTGGGCAAGCAGCGTTACCTTGGTGGCACCGGCGAACGAGAGGAACGGCTGACCGCCGAGCAGGTCACCACCCTCCGAGCGATGGCGCACCGGGCCGAGCGTCCCTCAATTGCGCTCGCTCAGGCGTTCCAGTTTGAGCTCGCGTTGCGCCAGAAAGACGTCGTTGGGGAGTGGGCTCCAGTGCGGGAGCCTGGCACCTCCGACATTGTCTACGGCCAGTCCAAATGGCTGTACGGCATCCGGTGGTCGGAGATCGACCAGTCTATGACCATCCGCCACTACACCAGCAAGAAGGACAAGCTGGTTGAGGCGAGCTTGTGGGGAGCCCCGATGGTGGTGGAGGAACTGGACCGGCTGACCGGCGGTCGGTTCAAGAGCGTTGGTCGCGCCGCGCTTCCCGCTGCCGGTCCTATCATCGTTAATGAACTCACCGGACGACCCTACAATGACCAGACCTTCCGCGACCACTGGCGGCGCCTGGCCGATGACTGCGGCATCCCCAAGGACGTCTGGAACATGGACAGCCGGGCGGGGGCGATTAGCGAGGCGACGGAGGCCGGCGCACCCATAGATCATGCGCGCGCATTCGCCACCCACAGCAAGGAAACGCAGACGGTGAAGTACACCCGCGCGAATAAAGCCAAGGTGGATAACGTGATGAAGTTCCGCGTCGATCACCGGCAGAAGAAGCTCGCGAACGTTACAGAAACAGAATGACTACCAACTCACTGCCAAACAGGAAATTCCGCAATCATATCAATGCCCCCGTCTCCCGGGGCAAGTCCACCCAACCATTGATATGGTTAACGTCTGGTAGTCGCCATTTTACAGATTTCCTGTAAGCCGCTGGAAGGGCTAAAAATTGAACCAATAACGCGACCCTTCCAGCGCATCTTTAAACCTGCTCGTATGGATAGACCACCTCGACCTCGTCATCGGTGGTGATGTCGAGGCTTTCCATCAGGCCCGGCGACAGGTCGGCGGCGCGTCCGGTCTGTTCTTCGTGCGGTCCCCAATCGGCAGGGTGAGCCAGCCGCGCGATCCCGGTTTTCTTCGCCGTGACCAGTGCCATCTGTCCGCTGTCGCGGAGCATCGTCTTGGGCGTCTTGTCGTAGTCCCAACGGCAGGCGAGATAGAACACGTTGGGGTCCAGCCTGCGCGCAAGACCCGTGGTCCCTGATGGCTGCTTTTGCAGGAACAGCCACGGGGCTTCGTCAAAATCGTAGATGAAGGCCAAGCCCTCGCTCGCCGAAACGCCGGTGTCCTGGGGGCCTCCGAAGGTCGAGCAGGTGCCTTCGGCGTGGAACAGAACGCCCTCGGGTTCCGGCTCGGGTTCCGGTCCCGGCTCCGGCGCGATGTCGTCGCCGGCAATGCCGGATGCGATGGCCTGGCAGACGTGCTCAAACTCCTTGCGATACAGATCGCAGTCCGGCTTGGCGTCACAGAAGCAGACCTCGACCAAGGCGGCGATTTCCTCCGTGCCGTTGAGGAACGCCAGGTCGGTCCGCTTCTTCGGTCCCCGGTTGATGAACCCGACCGCATCACAGACCTTGTCCACGATTTCGTCGGCGAGCTCCAGGCCGGCGCTCGACACGTAGAGCACTTCGCAGCCGCGCGCGGTTGTCGTCGTGACCTCGTAGGCGTTGAAGTGGACGCTGATGTCGAAGTCGCGGGTTTTGGAATTGTGGAAGTCCACGATCCGGGTCAGGTTCTCCGACTGACTGTGGCTCACGTCGTCGTGATAGGTGATTGTCTCGACGCCGAAGCTGCGCAGGTTGGTGGCGACTTGCTCGACCACGCGCCGCGCTTCGTTGACTTCGTCCAGCCCCCACGGCACCGGCCCGGCGGCACCACGGATATATTTGCCGTGGCCGGATGAGATCACAACTTTCATGGCTTGCTCTCACAGCCTGGAGGGTTCCACGCAATCGCAAATTTGCGCGCGCGGACATGGGCGTTGACCGCATTCGTCATCCCGACTTGCGCTCGCTTCGGCTGATCGGTGTCAGGGTCTTTTTGCCAAACGGTGTAGAGATGTGCCGCCGCTTGCACAAAGCCGTCATCAATACCCTTCAGCGCAAGCTCACGCACGCGCTCGCGCTCGGTAGGATCGACGCAGTCGTAGGGGATTTTGGACGACGCTTCGCGATCACACAGGGCCAGAACAATCAGCGTCAGAATGATGGTGACGACGCCGACCGCGAGCCGGACGATCATCAGATGGTCTTGTTGACGCTGGTTTCGACCGCGCTCTGCAAGTCGGCGTCGGTGATTGCCGCGCCCGATGTCTTTACCTTGTCGTCCATAATCAGGATCGGCATGATCTCGTTGACGGCGTTCTCACTGGCCGCAAATGTATTCTGTGCCCATTTCAGTCGCGTGGTGTGTGCGGGTACATCAGTGGCCTCATCAACAATGTAGGCCGCATAGGTCAGACAGGCGATCCGCGTGCGCCCGTTAAAGTCGGCGTCGTGCATCAAATCTGATGCAGTCTTATAGTCGATTGCCATAACAATCTCCCTCAGATGTATTCTGTGATGATGACAAAACCCGCCGAGCCTGCTCCACCAGCGGCCTTGGTTGCGGTGCCTCCAGACACAGCGCCGGCACCACCAGAGCCGTAATTGGATGCGGCACCGCCAGCTGTGGCCGCTGCGGAAGTGGCCGCCGCCCCCAACCCACCCCCACCAAAGAAGCTGGAACCCCCATTACCACCAACGGTATTGCTGCCGGAGCCGGTATTGCTACCACTGTTCCCTGGCTCACCCGCTGCTATTATATCGCCGACCGCACCAGTAACGCTGCCACCGGCACCACCACTCCACGCCGAGGCAGATGCTTGGCCAATTCCGCCATTGCCACCGTTGGCAGCACAGATAGCTGTTGCAAAATTTACTCCGACAAATGTTTGCCCACCATTACCTCCGTTGCCGGAAGACCCCGCTACGCCGGCAGTTCCAGCCGCGCCGATTGTCACGTTCTTACTGACACCGATTGTCGCAGCCGGAACCGTTATGCGCGAATAGCCGCCTGAGCCGCCGCCCCCTAATCCTGTACTGCCACCCGTGCTATCGCCACTAGCGCCACCACCACCACCACCACCGACCAGTTCAATCGTGCAGAACTTCATGCCAGCAGTGGGCGTATAGGTATTTGCGCCTACGGTAGTAAACTTTTGAATGGCAATGGTGCTAAAGCCGCCACCACTAGCACTCGCCGCCAGCGTGGTGCCGGTCATGGTCAGGCCGGTGCCGAGTGTTATCTCCTGCGGATCGCCCGAGCCGCTATCACCGCGTCCAATCAGCAGCGACGCCGCCGACACGTTCTGCATCTTGGCGTAGGTGACGGCATCGTTGGCAATCGTCGTCGCCAGCGCACCGGAAACCGATGTCACGTCGCCGGTCAGAGTGGGGAAGCTCGCCGCCTGAATAACGCCCGTTGCTGCCGCCGTCTTGGACAGATCAATCGCGCCAAAGGCCAACGCAGTACCGGCACCGTTGATGCGGAGAACCTGGTCGGTCGTGCCCTGGATGCTCGCAACATCGGCGGTCGCATTGGCGGTGACGCCGAGCACACTGCGGGCGCTGCCCTGCGCCAATGCGCTAAACGGCAGATCGCCCGTGGTGGCGTTGGCACTCGCAAGATCGAGCGCGCCCCACGCATATGTGGACGCTCCGGTAACGCGGAGCACTTGCCCGACAGTCGAGCTATTGGCAATGCCAGTGACAGCGCCGGTGCCGTTGCCTTGCATCAGCCCGGTAATGGTGCCGACGCCCAGGCCACCGCGCGCGACCGCCAGTGTGCCGGTCCACCCAAGCGTGAGAGACACGGCACTGTAGAGCGCAGCTGCGGGCGTGCCGCCCAATGTCAGCGTGACATTGGTGTCGTCGGCCTTGGTGAGATCGCCTGACCCGATGATCGTCTTGGCATTAGCGCCGGTCAGTTCCTCTGTGCTGCCAGCCCCGGCGGTGATGCGACCGAGAAATCTATTGGTGACCGATACGTTCTGTATCTTGCTGTAGGTGATGACCGCCGGACGAACGGTCCAGATCGTTCCTGACCCACTGACCGCAATATCAGTGTATGTGCCGTCAGGAGGAAGCGAGCCGCCGCCGCCACCCGTTGCCGTTGCCTTGACCTGACCGGGCGTCGTGAAATCCCAAATTACGGTCGCCGTGTTTGTAAGCACGCGCTCGTTAGTCAGGGTGCCATCGAGGGCGGCAACAACATACTCCGCACCTGTCGGCGCACCGCCACTGGCCGGCGTGGCCCACGTTCCGTCTGCGCGTAGAAAGTTTGCGGTGCCGCCGCCGGACGCGGGTGCAACACCTTGCAGCGCGCTCGTAAACGGATTGAGCAGAGTTGTTGCCTGCGTCCCCGTCAGTTCCTCGGGATCGCCAGCGCCTGCGGTGACGCGACCAATAAAGCGCGCGGTCGCACTGACGTTCTGCATCTTGGCGTAGGTGACAACGTCATTGTCGATTGTCCAAGTAGCACCACTACCAGTGACAGTGATGTCGCCCTTATCGCCGTCACTGACGCCGGTTGCCGTCGCCGACAGCGTGCCACCACTGAATGATAGTCCGGTGGAAACAACCACCGGCGACCATGTATTGGCCGCCGAGCGGTAATAGATCGTATTGGTGCCGGTCAGCGCCGCAAGCGCGGTCAGGTCGCCATCGAGCGGCTGCACTGCTGCCCAGGCCGCATTCAAGCGGCCGTAGGTGGTGCCGTCGCTCGGCGCGTCAGGAATGCCGCCGCTGCCGGCTTGCGCGTCTACATACTGCTTGGTCGCGGCGTGCAGCGGCGCTGTCGGATTGGCGTTGAGCGTGAGAAAGCCGGACATGACGTCGCCGGTGCGATCCACCTTGTTGGCGGTGGCGGCGACAGCTGTATCGGCGGCGGTTTGCGCTTGTTGCGCAGCGGCGAGGGCAACCGCCGCAGCCGCTGCGGCATTGCTTCCCGGAATGGCCGGCAAGAATTGTAGCTTGAGCGCCTGCGGCATCGTCAGCTTGAGCCGCAGGGTCGGATATGCGGTGAGGCTCATGCCGCAACCACTCCATCCACTACAGGCAGCTGGCCGGCAAACAACTGATAGGTCACGCCGTCCGCGAGCTTTACGGTGATACCGATATCGAGATCGCCGGGAGCGAAGCGCACCATTTCAGCGCGGTTGAACCGCACGTCGAACACGCCGAGACCAACGACGGTGACATGGCCGTCCAGATTGGTGCCGCTGATTGCGGGCAACGACTGCGACGACGGCCGCAGCGCGACCGTGATTGTGGACCCGGTGAGATTGACGTTGTCGTTGGTCACGGGGTCAATCAGGTTGACCTGGAACAACAGGTCCGCGCGATTGCTCGCCGCCGCGATGTGTCCGGTGTAGAACGGCATCAGGTTTTCCCAATAAAAAAGCCGCCCCGGAGGGCGGCTGTCAGGCGAGATGTCAGAATTTCTACAGTTTGATGTAGATCGTCATCACTAGCGCCGGGGCCATGGTGCGGTGTGCTGTGCCCGAGCCCTGTGATGAGGTCGTGAACGGGCTGCTTGCGAATGAGTGAGTGTGATTTGAGCTCATACCCCCGGTTGGCCCGGAGATCGTCACCTGATGGGTGTGGTCGTTGCTCTCGCCGCTGGTCGCATTAACGACGCCGGGAGCAATGACACCACCGCCGCCCGTCGCGGAGCCTTGTCCACTGCTTCCGTACAGATGGGTGTGGCTTGCGCTCACGCCGCCAGTCGTGAATGTTCCCTGCTGCGCGTGGGTGTGATCGGTCCCGGTCTGATCGGTCGTGCCTGACGCGGTGCCGGTGTGCGTGTGCGCTGGCATGTTTGCCAGGGAAAGAGTGGTGGCTTCGTTGCCGCCAACGTTGCCAAGCACAATGCCCGATGAGCCAAAGAACGCGGACGTCAGCCGGCTCGCGGCCGTAGCCCCCATGTCGTCCATACCGGCGATCACGCGACCGCGCAAATCAGGAAGGATCATCCGCTTTAGATCAATAAAATCCTGATGGGCATTTGCGCCCTTCGATGCACTCTGCAACGTGATGTTCGGAAATGCCCAGAGATATTCAAACAGCGCTTGCGCTAACGTCGTATCGGCCAACTCATTTGCGCCCGATCCCGTTGCGCCAATGGTGTTGCCGTTACAACGAACAAACCCAGTTCGCGTTTGGTTGTCATATCTGACTTTAATATCGCCGGTTTGCAGCACGGTCGTCGCATCAACGGCGCCGCCGCCACCACCACCACCACTCGCCGGGCCGATAATCAACAGCTGGTCAGCCGCGAGGATGGTAACGCCGGCCTTGTCAGTGAGCCTGATCTTGATCTGACCGCTGGCATTGCCCTCGGCTAATGTTGAGGCGAGATAGAACATCGGTATGCGCCCGCTGGCGTCGAGCACAACCGGGTTTGGCCACAGGATCGTGAGCCCGCTGTCCTGGAAGGCGTTCTGCGGCGTGGTAGAGCCGGCGGCGAAGAAATATAAAAAGCCGCCCGAAAGCGGCTCTCCATCCATATCGAATTGCTGACTGAGTGCGAGATTGATTGTGCCTGCCATCTACGGCCCCTGTTGCTCTCCCGCAATCGTGCCGCCGACACGACCGAGCGCGGCGGGACCAGGCGTGAGTGCGTCTGTTACTTCGTGGAGCATTCGCCGCCAGGCCGGCTTTGCAGTCATCATCTGCAATGCCTTGCTGTACTCAGCGGGATCGCTGGACATGAGCCGTTCGGCCACCTGGCGCATCACTTTGGCGTTGGATGCGTTCCACCGCTTGGTACCAGCGCCAGCGAGAAGACCTGCGACCGTTCCAACTCCTATGTTTTTCGGATCGTAGTCGCCAAAAAAAGCCCCGCTGGCGCTGCCCGCCGCAGTGCCAATTGGCGACGCATAGCGCAGCGCGTCCTGTAGCAAACGCGACGTCGGCGAGCCGCCCGACACCGCCGCGCGCGATTGCTCCATCAGCGTCTCGACGCGCAACCAGTCCTCGATTTGCGCGGCCTTCTGCGTACCGAGCATGGTCTGCATTTCGGTTTTGAAGTTCGGCGAGGTCTTGATTTTGTTAAGCAGGTTTTGCTTGTCGGCCGCCGATTGCACCTTGTCGATGAAGGCTGGAAGATAACCGTCTTGCGCAATCGCCTTCTGCTTGTCCGATAGCTTCTCAAACCCGGCGAGCCGTTCGCGAAAATCCTTCTTGGTGCTGGCGCCAAAGAAGTCGCGGCCAAAGTCGAGCGCGTTCTCGCTGCCGAAAAAGTCTTTCGCCGACGCTCGCGCTTTTGCGAACTCAGGAACCTCTTTGTCCAGCGCCGTTTTCAGGCGACCGGCGAAGCCGCCTATAAGTGACGCGGTATCGTTGTCACCAGCATCCCGCGCACGCGCGGCCCTAGCTTCAAGATTGCGTCCGGTATAGTCCCACAGCTGCAAATTTGGATAAGTCGGAAAGCCCCGGCTGTTGGTAAACACCATTTCGCCAGTGCGCGGATCAATGTCAATCGGTGCTTTCAGGTTGCCATAACCGGCCGCTACTTGGCGGTCTCGCCAGCGCGTAATGCTTTCTTTCATCGCATCCCTAACGGCAGGGGCCGATAATAAAGTATTCAATTCTGGATTTTCCAAGCCGATGGCACGGTCGCCAGCCTCGTAGGCGCGCTGGTAGAGCGGTCGATTTTCCAGGCCGCCAACCGAGCGGATAGCGCTCGCCAATTCGCCGTCGTCAACATGGTTGGACATGGTCTTGAGGAATTCGCCCATGCGCGGGGCTTGCCCCTCGAACCGCTCGCGCAGCTGCGGCTCCATAATGGCCCGCGCCTCCGGCGAGGCATCGGCAGCGGCCCGCGCGAGTGCGCGAGTGTTGGTGCCGAATTGATCGAGCGCCGTCACCGGCTGGCCGCGCGCTCGTGCGAGCTCGGCCTCGGCGCCGCTCAAGCCGACGTCGCCGGCCGCAACGTCGCGTCCAGTAACGTCCACAAAGCGACGCGCTTCCTCGGTGGCGGGCAGCCCACGCAGCCCGCGCGCGATGTTGAGCGTCGGGCCAAGTATCTTGCGCACTCCGGCACCGACCAGGCTGATGGCGGGCGACGCCACGAGCCCAGCGGCCAAGCCATAACCGGCGCCCTCGACCGCAGCCGGCACGCGCTCGCCGAGATCGCCCTCGGCTTCGCCCAGTCCAGTCAGGCCACCCTGCACCGCGCCGGTGCGCGCTGCTGCTATCGCGCGCGCTGGCCATGTCGCCGCTCTGGCTGCAAAGCCAATCGGCAGCGCGACGGCGCCCGTAATCTGGCCAGCGGTCGTTGCAACTGGCTGGTCTTCGGCCAGCTGCTTGCCTTGCTCGCGCTGGCGCTTAACCTCTTCGGCATAGAGCCGTTCGGCCTCGGGATCGCCGGTGAGCTTGCGATAGGCGCCCTTGCCAATCCCGTAGATCAGGCCAGGTAGGTCTGCGGGATTGGTGCTGTTCGGATCGGCGCCGCCGGCAGCACCCAGGCCGGCGAGCTCGTCGCGGAAGCCGAAGCTGGCGGCGCTGGTGAAGCCTCGCCCAAACGCATCGCTCGCCGTTGTCTCCGGCGGCGCCGCGCCGGGAGGGCGCACCGTAATGCGCGCGGGAGCGCCTTCGGTGGCCGACGTAACGTCGCCGCCCCTCGGGATCAGGGCGGCATAGGGGTCGTCGTCTTTGGGCTTTGCGGGAATGAGGGCGGCGTAGGGATCGTCTTCGGCTGCCATTTAGTTGCCCAGCACCCGCTCAGGGTTCGGGATGCCGTCCTTGCGCATCTGCTCCAGCACCGCCTCGCGTGGCGCCCCTAACCGATATGCCCTCCGCGCACGGCCGGTCGCATCATTGGCCTCTTCCTGATTTTGGACCTTCGTCGAAGCCGGCGCCGTTTGTCTCGCCGACGATGCCGGCGGAATGGCCTTGCCAAACTGCGACTGAAAGCCCGTGACCAAGTCTTTGCCGCCGCGCCCCCTGCCGACCTCGGTTCCAACATAGCGGAGAGCCTGCTCGAGCTCGTTGAGCTTGCGGACCTGGTCTTCCCTGGTGGGCGTCTTGATGTCGAAGGCGTAGCGCCGCTTGTAAGTCGCGGCTTCCGACGCGGGCATGCCGGCGCCGGTCAGCATGCGTTCCAAACTCTCGGCGCCGCCGTCGATCACGCGCGCGAGCTCGCCGGGGCCGCCCGTATTGATAAACGCTTGCGCGCGACCGCCGAGGCTTGCTGTCTCGCCAGCGATGATGCGCGACCTGATCCCAGGAACGACGTTTCCTTGTTCGTCCTTGGTGTCGTCCAGTTTGCTCAGGAAATCGTTGCCCAGGCCAACGCGGCCGGCGACCTCGCCACTTGGCGGCGTTCCCCGCTTCTGAAACTCTGACGCATTAAAGTCGGGGCGATATTGCTTCGCCGCTGCCAGGAGGGCGGGTCGGTCCTTGGCCTCAAATTCCTTTACGTCCACGTCGTAGTTCGCAATTTGCTTCACAATCGAGCGCAGCTGCGGCGTGCGTAAACTGTTGAGATAGTCCTCGTTGTAGACCGGCGCGGCCTTCGCGTCCGCAGGGGCGGGCGCCACTACTGGCGCGACCACAGGAGCAGCGGTCGCCGGCACGACGGCGGGTGGCGGTTGTGGCGCAACCGCCGGAGCCGCCGGTGTTGCACCAGGCACCGCTGGCGCGGGCGCCGGCACTGGACCTGGCGCAGCGGTCGCGCCGGGGAATGGATACATTGTCGGCGCCCCACCTTGGCGGGGAACCGAGTAGATGCCACCAGGATCGGTCAGCGAAGGCGGAACGGCATGAATTGTCGGCCGGTTGGCCTCCATTTCGGCAATCCGGCGCCGTTCGGCCAAATCCGCCTCAAGCGCCTTCTGGTGCGCCGACGTAATGTCCTGTCCGCGCTCGGTGAGCCGGCGCCCTTCCGCCCGGTCGGCTTCGGCCGATGTCAGAGCCTTCTGCCGCAACGCGCTATCGAGCAGGCGATTGGCCTGGCCGGCAAAGCCGGCGGCAGCCATGTCGCGCGCGGCCTTATCGAGATCGAGTTGACCATCCGGGCCGGTGGCGCCCGCGAGGATGCCGCCGATCTGCTGCTGCTGGCGATACTGCCCGATGCCCTCGCCAATGCTCTGCAACGGCGAGAAGTCGATGGGGACCGGCCGCAGTGGTTGGGGGAGTTGTAACTCCCCGACGCGGAAGGGATTGATGGCCATGATTTAGCTCACTTCGCTGCTGCCGGGCCTGCGTATGCTTTGGCCGCAGCGCCGCCCAGGTTGCCGAGCAGGTTCCAGAAGTTCGAGGCGTCCTGCATCCCGGCCTGCGCAACGGAGTTGTTGCCCGCCGCTGTGCCGGAGGTGACGTCGCGCAATGCACCGGCCTGGCCCTGCGCCACGTTGCCGTAGATATTGGACAGGTTCTGTCCCTGGTTGGTGTAGAGCCCGGCGAGTGCGCCGGAATTGGCGCCGTAGGCCGAGCCGATGCCGCCGTAGCCGCTGCTGTAGATATCGGCCAAAGTCTTGTTGGCGCCGGCAATGCCCGATGCCGCGCCCGCCGTCGCCTGTAGCTGCGGATTGACGAAGCTGCCGAGCCGGTCGAGATACTGATTGTAGTTCTGGTCGGCGAAGCCTTGCGCGCGGCTGCGGATCGCGTCGAGGGTATTACCAGAGCCGGCGATGCCGAGCGCTGACGCCGAGTTGGCCGCAGCCTTGGTGCCCTCATCGACCGCAAACTGATAGCCCGGCCCAGTCTGGAACTGGCTCTGTGCGCGCTGGACACCGCCCGGCCCGTTGAGCCCGAGCGCGTCGTAATAGCTGTCTACGGCCGTTCCGTAATACCCCCCGAGCGCACTCAGCGGATTGTAGGCGGCAACGCCAGCCTGGCCGGCGCCTGCCGCAAGATCGGTGCCGGTGCGCAGCGCGTCGATCTGGTTGGTCAGCCCGCTCCCGAGCGCACCCACACCTTGGTTGAGCGCGGTGTTGAGCGCGCCGGTCGATTGCGTGCCATAGGTGCCATAGATGTTGCCGGCTTGGGCACCGTACTGCTGGTAAAGCGCGGCGTTCTTGGCCGCAGCTTCCTCGGCGTCATCTTTGCCGGATAAAAAGTCAAACAGGCCCATCACGTCACCCTGATCTGCACGGCGCTACCATTGCGGTAGAACCCATTGAGGGGAACGCCGCCGGCTGCGGCCGCAGCATCGGTGGCGAAGTTCTTTAGCGGCGTGCCGCCCGCCAGACCGGCCAGAAAGTCGTACCAATATGGGTCGATCATGCCGGTCTTCGGATCGACCAGGCGCACGCCCGAAAGCGGAATACTGACAATGCCGACTGCCATTAGCCGATGTCCGATACTTTGGGGCTGATGTTCTGGTAGGCACCCATAAAGCCGACATGCACGGGATCGGCGATATCGAGGCGCCAGCGGCGCGCGTTCCACGAGCTCCGGCCAGTGCAAGCAATCAGCGACACCAGCTGCCGGGTCTGCGCCTGGCGCCCGAGCTTGCGCTGGATCGGCGCGTAGTAGGTTTGCCCGCCGTCGTCGCTCCAGGAGATTTCCACAATGGGATCGGTCTGGATCGGATCGGTGCCGACTGCCTCGCCGACGCCGGTAACGAACTCGGCATCGAAGCGGCCAACGCGCGCACCCACCGGGAAGTTCTCGACGGCGCCGCTTTCCAGGCGCCAGCGGAAAGGCTGGCCGATTTCGGTGTGCGTCTGGTTGGTGATTTCCTGCACGTTGCCGGTGAGCGTGTCGCCGCACAGCCATTTGCCGAAGGCAAATACGCCGCCAGTGATGCGCGAGCGCGACTGCAAGTAGCTGTTACGTTCGGCCCATTTGTTGTTGTTGAGATCAAACACCCAGGACCAGGTGAGCGATGACAGCAAAATGAAAGCGTGGCCCCGGCTGATGTAGCAGGACATTTCCAACTGTCTTTTATCGGTCACGCGCTCGATCAAGCCGTCGAGGTCGGGCGGGCTGATCTTCTCCGGGGTGTAGCCGTTGAGCCGAACCACGGTGTTGTCGTCAGCCACCCACACCAGCGCACGGCTGAAATTGTCCTCAAAGCCAGAAACGCAATATGGACCGGCGATGCCGCGCGGGATGACCACCGAGCGCTTGAGCGGGAACGGCGTGGTGCCGGCGTTGGCCCACACCTCGGTTGTGGACGGCCCCATCAGAAACACCTGGCCGGACCAAGCCACGCCCCTGGTCAGGCCATCCGCCTTGGCCTCGGCGGTGGCGAACGATAGGGGGGTCACATCGGTCGAGTTGAGGTCGCTGGCAAACGCGCGGCCATCGCCGATGGTGTAGATGAAAAAGTTGTCCAGAACGCACACCGAGTTCGGCGCCGGCAGATCGGTGTCGTAGTTCATCGTGATCGCGTTGGTGGAGAGGTCGATCTTGGCGTAGTTGCCATCGGGATCGCAGAACACCAGCTGCGGTGTTGGCCGCAGCATGTTGCGGGCGAAGAACCCTTTCGACGTTCCAGTGAGATTGCCGATGTCGGTGGCAGCCCCACCACCTGAGTTAAACGACACCAGGCGATTGCCAAAGGCACAATAAAAGATGCTGTTGATTTCGATGCCGCCGCGAAAACCGGTGCGAACCGTGGTGCCGAAATTGCGCAGGCCCGGTGCGCGGCGGAAGATTATTCCGGCCGGCGCGGTCGGCGCGAGCGGCTCGACATAGCTGTTGATGATGCGCCCGCCACTTTCCTGAAAGTGGCCCGGCGTCCCCGGCATGGTGCTGTCGGGGAATGGAATGGGGAGTGTACCGACCGGCATCAGGTGCCCCGACTAAAGCTGCCGAACGGTGTTGAACGCAAGCCGCGCAGCTGGATATCGGTGCCGAGTGTGCGCCGCGTCGAAGCCGGACGGCCGATGATGCGAAGCACGCTGATAGCCTCGATCTGCAACGCCTTGAGCGACGGGCTGTCGGCCAGATTGAAGCCGCCGGCCACCGACCAGGCGATGCAGCTGGCGAGCGGCATGAACAAGGCGTCGTCTATTTCGCCACCGGCTGGCGGGTTGGGCGTGCCGGCGTCAGCGACATAGACGATGGCCTGTGCCGCCAGGGTCGCGAGAGTAGGGTCGATGACGCCATCGACCCTGCTCACCGCTTCATCGCCGGGCGCCTGCCCAGGCACCAGGACGCCTAGATTGTCCAGAACCTGGTCGATCAATTCCCGGCGCGTTCGTGCCATGACGATTACTCTGCCGGGACCGCTTGCTTTTCGCCTTCGCGTTGCTCGGGCGTCATGTCATCGTCAGGCTCTTCGATCTTGCGCGGATTGCTCCGCACCTCGACGGCCTCGTTGTAGGTGCAGAGCAAGCGGAAGCCGTAGACACCGGCGCCTTGCAGCGGCGGATCGAAATAGAGGTGCAAGCCCTCTTCGCTGGTGGTGATCGGCCGTTTGTCGTCAACCAGACGATTGTTCGCCGAGATTTCCTGGATGCTGTCGGGTTCCTCGGACAGACCGAGACAGCCCCACTCGATGACGATCTCGTTGAACACGCCGGGATTGGCGAGCGTGACTTGCACTTGTACGGGGATGCCGACCGTCCCGAGCAGCGTTCCCGGCACATCTTCGGCGCGTGGCGTAACGCTCTGCGCTTTGCGCTTTTTCTTCTTGGCTGTCGTGGACTTCTTGGCGGATGCCATCATTGCCGTTGCTCCTTTTGCAATAGGACGAACGAGCGCCCGCGAAGGCGCTCGCCGTTGCTCTTGCGGTTACTGGGCTGGATTGCCGAGCGTGGAGGCGCCGCCGGTCATGCGGACAGCCATGCGGTTGTCTATCGTCTTGACGCCATAGAGGACGTCGAAACGATAGTTCGAGACGTCGTTGGTGCCGTCGTAGTACGGGATCAGACGAGCGCTGATGCCCTTGTAGGTTTCGCGCGCAACATCAACGGCGCCAGGCGGCTTCACCATCGGAACCACAACCAACGCGAATGCGTTTTTGTGGAACATCAGGTTCTGCCGGTAGTTCTGGCTGTCGCCGCCGACCACCTGAATGGTGGCGCCGGCACCGGCCGCGATGTTGGTGGTGCCGAACGCCGCGTCCGCCGTGATCGGGATAATGGGCGGCGTGATCGACAAGGTGGCTGCACCACCTACGGCGGTCACGTCGGCCAACACCGTGAACATCTGTTGGAACGGCAGGATGGCCTTGGTCACTGGATTGACCGCGAGCACAGCGGTCGCGCCGGTGCCGATGGTGAACACCGTACCGGCCCGGATCAGGTCGGTGGTGCCCCACGCGCCCGTCACCAGGTTCATGGTGCCAGGCACTGCTTCGGTGTCTCTCACCGCCGCGTAGGTCGTGGATTGTGCGCCGGTGACGGTGGCCGCGTCGTCGTTGGCCGCAGTGCCGAGATAGGTCGGCACGTTCTGCGACATGTAGGTGGCGACGCCGCCGATCTCGCCGATCTCACCCCGGCGATAGGCTGCCTGACCGATCTGCGGGAGGAACAGGCCGGTCTGCGAGGTGGCCATCGCCCAATAGCTTTCGGGCGCGAGCACGGCCGAGCGCATGTCTTGCGGCACGGCCATCTGGTCGAGCCGCTCGGCACCACGCGCGAACATGGCAAACGACGAGATCGGCGCGTCGGCGCCGGTCGCGGGTTGGCCCACCCAGTTCGGGATGCGGTAGAATTCCGCCATCACATCAACGTCGATCTGATTGGCGAGGCGCACCATGGCCGGGCGAATGACGCGCTCGGACAGGTCTTCGATCTTGAGCGTCAGGTCGCGGCTGGAGAACGAAAAATCGACGCCCTTTTGCTGGTTGACCACCAGGGAGAGCTTGCCTTCCTGGACGTCTTGCAGCACCGCCACTGCCGTTTGCCGCACCGAGAATTGCTGCGGCTTGCGGATGGAGATGGTGTCGCCGATTTCGTAGCCATTGACCTTCTTGTCGAACTCTTCCTCGTAGCCGCGATAGACGCGGCTCGCCATGACGAGCTCGTTTTCGAGAATACGCACCGCCGTAGAGGCGATGATTGATGGATTAAGGACGGTGTTGGGCACTGCCGTAACCTTTCGGCTGCGGCTCGCACCCGATGACACACGCTGTTAGGCGCGGTCGCCGTAGAGCTTTTTGATGTAGGCGTCTCTGGCGGCCGTTTGTGATTGTGGACGGGTGCCACTACCCTTGAGCGGAGCAATCGGCTTGCGAGCCTGTGTTTGCTGGGGTTTTTGCGGCCGAGACAGTTTTCCCTCGATGCGTCCGAGCTCGCGCGCCACTTCCTCGGGATTGGAATGGTTTAGGCGCGTGAGCAGTGCTTGATCTTTGGCAAGCACCAATCCGATGTGATGCGACTTGTTGCTGTGCAGGATCAGCCGTTCGACGTGCGGGGCGACCCGGACCGTGGCTTTCGCCATGATCGCGTCGTAGTCCTTGATTTGCGTCTTGAACTTGGCCACGCGCGCCTTGTGATCGGCGACTAGTTCGACCATGCGGTTTTGTTCGGTTTCGACCGCCTGGACGAATTGCTTTTTCACCTCGCGCGTCACCACCCGTTTCTCGGACAGGTACGCCTGCATTTCGCGCTCAAAGCCGATGTAGTCGCCCTTGAAATCAGCTTCCTTGGGCGGCTCGCCGATTTCCTGCTGCACGCGATGTTCAATCGCGCGCACCAAGGCCGCGTCGTCTTGAGGAAGGCTGCCGTTGCTGGAACGGCTGCGCAGTGCCTCGTTCTCGGCCTTTAGGCGTTCGGCTTGGCGTTTGTAGCGCTCGTTACGGGAGGCTTTCTTGCGCTTTGGCTCATCGCCATCGTCGCTGTCATCCTCGTCGTCGTCTACATCATCATCGTCGGAGGTATCGTCGTCGGCGTCCTGGTCGGACGCCTCCGCTTCTGTCTCGGTATCACCCTCGGGCTCATCGCCTTCGGGCTCGGTGTCCGCTTCCGGCTCCGGCTTGTCGGCTGGCGCTCCGTCAGAGGCTGGCGCTGACTGTTTCGGATCGTCGTCGTCTACCTGCATTGTTGTCTCCAATAAAAAAACCGCCCGAAGGCGGCTTGCGTCATCCAAGCGGCTGCCGCGTCATGCGGCTGCCTGCTGTGGAAAGGGGTTTATGGGGCGGGTTTCAGCCCAATGAGATATGAGGTCCAGGCACCGCCGAATGCGCTGTTGTTTGTGTGTGATTTGTCGCCAGTGGCACCCGCCAAAGCCAGCGTCCCATCGGCGATGTACATCAAGACCTGATCGACGCGTTCTGTGAACGTTGGCGTTGTTCCGGTCGGCGGCACGGTGTCGGCGGTGTTATCGGCCCAATCCGTTTCGGTAAAAACAATGAAGGTGTTGGCAACAGTGGTTGTGAAACCCAGTGCGGTTGATATCGTGCCGGTCCCGGTATTTGTTGTTGGTGTGGGACTGAATGGAGTAGCTATGTCTACTCCGGTGTAACGCATGACGACGCCGCAGGACGATCCGCCGGCAGGGTGTGTGAACAAATAATCACCGCTCTCCGACGAGGCAATTTTGTAGAAGATGCTGAATTTAACGAAAAAGCCCGCAACAGTAGCTTGGATGGGTGAGCCCGGAAGCGTGCTCCAACCACCTGGCGGGGTTGGCGTCGTTGGGCTGCTGCTCTGACCAACAGCCAGATAGGCGATAAGCAAATCGTTGTTGGCAATACCGGCTGGCGCAGCCAGGGTGGAGTTGGTTCGCGCGGCATAATTCAGATAGGTGCCAGCACTGCCAAAAGAGACAGTTGGGCCGCTACCGCCAGTGCTTCCGTCAAAAGGTGAACCTGCGTTCGGGCCATCGGCCCAATTGTTGTCTGACCTGACGTTGCCTGTCGTTCCCCATACGGGTTGGGATGGATGTATTGCTCCGTTCGAGCCGCCATTCGGGTAGAACAGCGTCGTCATCCTATTCCCGGTCATCTTCATGTTCTGTGCCGCCGGTCCCCCGGCATAGATGCAGTAACCGGTGCCGCCGATATAATTATTCTCCATCTTGTAGCCGAGCGATCCGTCCCGGTTAGTGCCGGTGCCGGGATAGCTGCCGAAGTCGTTGAAGAATGCAATGCAATCGGTTTGCTCAATGACATTGCCATCTTCATCAGGCGTTGCGATCACTATGTTGTTGCGCAAGACCAAGGCATTTGTCTCGCCACCGTTGAAGGCAATGCCATTGAGATGAAAACCCGGATTAAACAACGACAATTTTGAAATATAATTTTCGGTCACTTCGTTGTTGGCTGGCAAATTCATCTGCACGCCGGTCGTCGTGTAAGAGACGTAATTGCGATAGATGATTGACGAAGGAGCGTGACTGATCTTTATCGGAACTTCATTGCTATCCGCAGAGTGGCCGCTCAAGCCACCCAAGTCGCAAAAGAAGACATGAAGGTTTCCGGTGTTGTCGGATTGAGTGTTGAAAAAGCCGGGAGCAGTGCTCGGACCTCGGAACCGACAACCCCGGAATAGGTATGAATTACCTGTATTGAGAAGAAAGCCACCTTGTGAGAAATCCTTGAATTGAAGCACACGGGTTCCAGCCGGGATGAAGTAGCCGTCGATGGTCAATCCGCCTGCTGGAACAATTCCGCCTCGATTGGTGACGGTGTTGTTATAGACATACGTTCCGGGTTCGATGAATGTGGCCTCGTTGTCGGCCCGCCAATTGCCACCGCCAGGCGGTGTGATGACTTGCAGATTGGCAGGGTATCCCGCGCTTCCGAGCAGCGCAGTCGGCCCGACATTCACTCCGGCTGATCCTTGTGGGATTAGCTGACTGCCGTGGGTGATGCTACCGGCCGTGGTAAATGTCACGATGTTATCGGTACTGGTAGACGCCGAGTTTGCATTGCCTGCAAGGTCCGTCACCACTGTCGCCGGGATGGTTGCCACCACGTCGCCGTCTCCGGTCATGCCGGTCACGGCAACATTGTAGGTCGGCCCGCTGCCGGTCACTGCCGCTGCCAGCGTGCCCGCTGCCGTGCTGCCGGCGAAGCTGACATCGCTGCTGGTGAAGCCGATGACTGCCTCGCTGAAGACAATGGTAAAATTTATCGGCGCCGTAGTTGCGGGATCGGCTTGGCCGGCGGCCTTGTTGATAGTCACGCTCGGCGCGGTAGCGTCGAACATGACGGTGGCTGACATGGATGCGGGGGATGGAGCGCCCGTCGCAT